CTCGGCTTTAGTTTGTAGCACATTGGAGTGAAAATTTGCTCTCACGCGAATACTATCTGCCTTCGTCTTGATAGTATCAGCAATTCGGTCACCGAAGTGAGGTTCTACTTCGCAAGTGCAAGTGTTGGTTAACTTACTACATTCGGCGCAGATATCGACCAACTGTTCAGGCTCCTTGAACGAGTTGACAATAGTGTTTTGGTGACTGAAATGTTTACGGCTCTCAACAACTAGATAATCAAGGAATTCGTCGATTCCAATGCTCTTCTTGATAATCTTCCAGCTGTTGAAGTCATTTCCTTCGAAGATGGGTTGCTTGACATCAATTTCCCAGATGTCATTAATCTTCGCGACATCGCCATGTACCTTCTCCACCTTGTCCGAATCAAGCATTCCATTTGTAGAAACCTCTGGTTTGGAACGGATTTCTACGTGTACGTGTGCTCGACGTAGGACTGAAGCAGGGCAGTAGGATGTAATTCCAGCGTGCAAGTCTTCGTTATTGGTAGTGATCGTAAGACATGCAGGTTCGATGGAAATCTTACCTTTGTTGGCAATATCAGCCATGACGGCCGTTTCGCGGATATTGTTACAGATTTTGATAATCCAGTCCGATGGGGAGGTTTCCCAGAACTGAGACTTGGTGTTACCATAATCATCAATTTTGATCCCGGTTATAAAGGTACGATAACCGTTCATGTGTTTATCCTTATCATTGAGTGTAACAATGTATTCAGAACTGGCTGGTTTATTATTGGCCTTCAAAACCGTTGTCATTGCCAGATCTGCGAATGTGGATTTCCCTTGTCCTGAGGCTGCGAAGATCTTAACGGCGAATGGTGCATGCCGTAGACCTCCTTTAACTTTCAATGCCGCAAACTCAGCGTCCATCTTGGTTAACGCTTCCCACTTGGTCTGAATGATTTTCTTCTCAGTACCTGGTGGCATTGTTTTGTAAAGTTCAGCCAACTTTTCGATAAGCGCTGATAGTTCCTTTCCGAACTGCGCTTCGGATTTGCCCTCGAATTTCTCCAAATTTCCGTTACGGGCATATTCATACTCCTTGACCTTCTGAAGGTAAGCTTGCTCCATCTTTACGACTTCTGAGGAGGAGAAGAATATTGGGCGAATTGAACCTTGCAGAAAGCATTGGTAAGCTCCTTCGGCGAAGAATACCGTAGTTTCCATTAAGGCATCAATTAGGTCAACTGCGGACACGTGCTTATCCATCGCACGGCCAGCGAACAATTCGAAATTGCCCAGGGTGTATTGTTTGGAGTCAATAACACCCAAGGTGACCATCAAGGTCAAAACTCGCGAAATCTTCTTGAATCCTGGTGAGGAAATGAGAAGTTTCCAGTCTGTGAGACCTGTCAACATGTGGCTTAGCCACTCTGGGCGCGCTTCTTTGTCATTACTGTTTTCAGATGATGCTTGTGGTGCGAGATCATCGAATAGAGCATCAGCAATAGACTTCAGCTGCGATACCAGGGATGTTTGTGAATGCGTCTTAGCGTATAGCGTAAGCACTGCAGAGAAGCCCTTGGCAGAGGAAACTTCACTGAGCGCGAGATATAACGCAATTAAGCCTTCAATTTTGGACAGAGCGACGTCGTTAAGCTCTGCTTGCAAAGCACTGTACATACCAGTGAGTTTGGTAAGTGCTGCGAATGATTGTGGAGTATAGACGACCTCCACGTCTTGGATCAACTCGAGCTTCGATGCGAGGATCCTTTTGTAAGCGCTGTTAAAAGCGAGACTTGTTTGTTCACCTTCGTCCTTGTTTCCGCTAATATTGTAAGTATTCATCATTAATTTTTGGGAACAAGTCGAATAATCTGAAGGTTTGTTAAAACATTTAATATTGAACATGCAATGAACTAGGTCATTATATAGCTCAACCATAAGTCAGTGATATTTAAAGGACGGGTGTGTGAACGACCCTATTAGCCCGGTGTAGACTAACTGAAATTATATATGCACAAATGGTATATTGCAAAAAACTCCGCGGCGACGGATTAGACATACCGAACAACTCCAGCTTCTCAAAACAAATCATTTCTCTACTACTATGTATCAACCTGCTGCGGGAATAGTAGATTACTGAGATTGTTAGATGTTATGAGGGGGATGTTGTCCGCCATGAGAATTTTTATATAACGAACATAATTCACATATTGTATATTGCGTGAATTAAGCGGCTGCGAGAATGGGTATAGATGCGATTAATTTCTATACTTTAACGTTCTCGAAGCTAAAAATTGTTGTACTAACATTGATAAAAAGCCTTTTAGTAGTACGTGCTAATTGGCTAGTGTTTTGCGTATGTGTGTGTGCCGTATCGTGGCATAGACGTATGAAAAATAATGTTACGATAGAGTAAGATGTAGTCTTGCGTGTAGTAACAGAGTGTATTTGAACACTCT